AGACCTGGATCATCTTCTATGGTCATCTTTTGAATATGACTTCACTTGAAGTCATCAATACACGATACGGAGAAATGCTTGACATGATCAACTGCTTTGCAATCTATAAAGGCGGTGCACGTCCGGCGAAAAAGAAACTGACATTTGAAGAAGCGATTGAATTGGACTAAGTTGAGGTAATGATATGGCTGTAAACATAGGGCCTAAGATCGGCATAGACGGCGAGAGCGAGTATAGAAAGCAAATATCGGCTATAGCCAAAGAAACGAAGCTTCTCAATTCTGAGATGAAGGCTCTCAGCACAAGCTTTGATTCTAATGGTAAGAGCCTTAAGCAGAATGCAGAGCAGCATAAGATCCTGTCTGAACAGATCAAGAATCAGGAGTCCAGAGTCGAAGCAGCCAAGAATATGGTTGCAAAGGCCACAACTGCCTATGAAGAGAATAAGAAGCAGCTTGAGCTTGCAAAGGCTGCTTATGGAGAGAATTCAACAGAAGTGCAGAACTTCGAAAAGGCTGTTGAATCAAATTCTCAGAAGATACAGAAATATCAGACTGATCTTAATAATGCCACAGCTGATCTGAATAAGCTTAAGAGCCAGCTCGATCAGATGCCTTCATCATTGGACCTGGTTGCACAGAAGTTTGAAGCAATGGGCAAGAAGCTCGAATCTGTCGGTCAGGGCATGGAAAAGCTTGGAAGCAAGCTCACTTCTACTGTTACAGCCGGAGTCGGTGCAGCATTTACAGCTTCAATCAAGTCAGCAATCGACTGGGAATCTGCTTTCACGGGAGTCATGAAAACAGTCGATGAGACAGCGACAACTACTTATGCTGATCTCGAAAAGTCTATCATGCAGATGGCCACAGAGACAGCCAGCTCCAAAGAAGATATAGCAGCAGTAGCAGAAGCAGCCGGACAGCTTGGAGTATCAGCTGATGATATCGAAGGATTTACAAGAACGATGGTCATGCTGGGCGATACTACCAACCTTTCAGCTGACGAAGCTGCATCTGCACTTGCAAAATTTACAAACATAACAGGATCAGGCAATGCCAACGTTGACAGGTTGGGTGCAGCTATAGTTGCTTTGGGTAACAATTTTGCAACCACCGAATCTGATATCGTTGAAATGTCAACAAGACTTGCTTCTGCAGGTACACTTGCAGGAATGAGTGAAACAGATATCCTTGCGCTATCAACAGCAATGTCATCCGTAGGAATCCAGGCTGAAGCCGGTGGTACAGCAATGACTCAAACACTTACAGCTCTTGAATCTGCTGTTTCAGCGTTTAGAGCGGGCTCAACGGACGATCTTGAAGCAATAGCTGATGTTGCAGGATTATCAGCCGATGATTTTGCTAAGGCTTGGGAATCTCATCCGATCGGTGCGGTTCAAGACTTTATCCAGGGACTTGGAGATCTGGATGAGAAGGGCGAGAGTGCAACGCTTATTCTTGATGAGCTTGGAATGAGCGGAGTCAGACAGTCAAATATGCTTAAGAGCCTTGCTCTTGCGTCTGAGACTCTTGGCAATGCAGTAGATACAGCAGGCACAGCATATTCTGACAATACAGCGCTTGCTGAAGAAGCAGAAAAGCGATATGCGACATTTGAAGCTAAGATCAGCCAGCTCAAAGAATCTCTGACTAATCTGGCTGTGACCTTCGGCAATGATCTGCTTCCATATGTCCAGAAGGCTATTGATTTTGTGCAAAGCCTGATCGAAAAATTCAGCTCATTCGATGAGGAAGAGCGTGCACAGATCATTCAGATAGCTGCCATTGCAGCGGCAATAGGACCACTTCTTGTTACAGGTGGAAAGCTTCTTACCGGCATCGGTAAAATAATGCAATTTGCTCCACAGATATCAACAGCTCTGTCCGGTGTCAGCTCTGTATTTGGCGGATTGTCGACATCACTTGCAGGACTTCTTGCTCCAATAGCAGCAATCGTTGCTGTGATCGGAGTGCTTGTCGCTGCATTTATGAATCTTTGGAATAATAACGAAGCATTCAGGACCAATATGATCGCAACATGGGAGAGCATCAAAGCATCCTTTGCAGGATTCATTGCACAGGTGCAAGAGAGGCTTCCGGCTATACAGGCAGCCTTCACAAGCTTTATTGAATTTGTGAGACCGCTGTGGGAAGCATTCTGCCAGATCCTTGCTCCGATGTTCGAGAGTGCATTCTCAATGGTTGCAACTGTCCTTCAGACTATATTCGATGTGATCATATCTGTGATCGATATGCTGCTTGGAATATTCACAGCAGACAAAGAGCTGTTCATGACAGGCCTTACGGAGTTTTTGACTGCCATAGTCACATTTTTGACCACTATGCTCAATCTTATATGGACTACGATTTTGAACGTGGTCAACGTGATATTGAGCTTCTTTGGCACTAGCCTGGCTACACTAAAAACTAATATCACTACTGCATTTACGAACATCGTTACATCGGTTAGAGAGAAAATCACAGAGTTTAGGGACCTAATTTTCGAAAAAATCGGAGAAGTTGTCGATTATATCGCTGAGCTCCCTGGCAAATTCCTGCAGTGGGGAACTGATATGATCAACAATCTGATCGCCGGAATCAGATCAGGAATTGATGCTGTTGGAGAGGCTGTTAGTGCTGTTGCAGACAAGATTTCAAGCTTCCTTCACTTCTCTGAGCCTGATGTCGGTCCTTTGGCCAACTTTAATAGTTGGATGCCTGACATGATGAAGCAGATGGCTGATCAGATCGAAGCTGGAAGATTGCAGGTCCAGCTTGCAGCTTCTCACGTTGCTGCTGATATTGCAGCGCCGATGGAATCTGCACAGAACTTTACATTAAACAACTCATTCACATTCAACGGTGGATATACAGAAGCTGAAGGACGTGAAATAGTAAGACGAATCAACAGAGAGCTTGGAGCTCTTTACATTTAAAAAGGAGCAGGGAATGAGGCAATTCTATCTTCTTAACGGAAATGGAGAAAAATTTGATCTAATGGCACCAACCAGCTTCTTCCATGCGCCTGATGGACTGGGATCTGCTAAGACTCAGAGCTTTTTGAGGATCGGAGACTTTTATAAGCGCACAGAAAATCATGAAACTCAGAAAACTCCAAACGGTGAAATGATCTTTAGGAATTATGAGGATTACCACACGTTTGCTATGTTTATACAGATTGAGCCTCTTATTCTAGTCTATAAGCCAATAGATACAGAATACAGGCTCAATTGTACTGTTTCAAAGTTTGAAAAATCGGAGATTGACCACAAAAATAACAGGCTGATCTGTCCGATCACGTTCACAGGGACATCAAAATGGTACAATCTGCGCAGCGCAATCACAGCGCATCCGTTTGGTAAGGACGCTAAGCGATATCCTTACACTTACGATTATCAATATTACAATTCGCTGGCAGGAATTTTGGAAGGAACGAACAATTCTCCGAACGAGATTCCTTGCATCCTGTATATTGAAGGCTATTGCGTCAATCCTTCGTGGGTTGTATCGACCAATAATAAGCAGATATCGAGCGGATCAGTCAGCGTTGAGCTCATAGATGGAGAGCAGCTTGTGGTCAATTCAAGAGATGATAACCTCGAAATTGCAAAATATACTCTGCAGAATGAATATATCAGCAATTTATATCAGGATGCAGCGATTGATAAAGAGAATTTCATCTATTTACCTTCCGGAAACTTCAAAATTACAGTCAGAGATGAGTCACTAAGTAGCATTACAGCTCACTTAGAGCTATTAGAGGAATATGATACGGTATAGAGCAGAAATATACGATAAGGACTTCAATTTCATATCATACGGAGCTGTGGCAGAAAAAGACATCAAGATTGACTATCTTGCAGAAACGACAAGCACTTTCACAATTCCTGACATCATAGAGGCATCTGTCAACAACTATGTATGTCTAAGGCAGAACGGAAAAATCTATGTGCATGGAATCGTGTCATCCGTTGAATATGACGAGCATCTGACTAAGGTATCATTTGTGCATTTCATGAGCACATTAAATGTTGATCTGATGATCAATCCTGATGATTTTGATACAACTCCTGCTGAAGAGTGGCTGTGTAATAAGCTTCTTAGCTTATACAATGGATCAGATCCCTATCAGAACATTCATGGATTTAGCTGCAGCTATACAAGCGAGACGATGATTTCCTATCAGAGGCAGTCAGAGCCAACAGAAGAGAATCCTATCCAGTTAGAGACGCTGAATCTCTTCACGTTTGCGCAAGATCTCCTGCAGAAGTACGGAATCATCTTGACCTGGACTGTCGATTTTGTAAATCAGACTGTCAATTGCGTGATTTCAACTATTGATATGTCAAGCGTTTGGAATCTAAAGCTTGGAATTGCTGATGCTCCTGAATATTCGATTGATATACACACGATTGAGGGGACTTATAACAAGATCAAATACTACAACGAAGCGGATGAGAGCAATACAGTGACGTATTATCTGCACAGTACTGGCACGATTGATTCAGATGATTCTACAGACAGGCTTGTTCCTGTGAATTACACTGAAAAAACAGCCCAGGCGGATGATACGGAAGGCGCTGAAAAGACATTCGAAGAAGTTGCTCTTGAAGATGCACAATCTTCGATGCTTAACAGTGACTTCAATCATGAGATCATCGTCACATTTAATGCTGATTCTAAGCTCTTATCCGTTGGCGGAATCGGTCAGATTTACAATTTGATCACACCGGACGGAGTCAGCTATAAATCGATTCTGACAGGCTATGAAGAGGTCAATGTCAGATATTTAAAGCTTGTATTCGGATATATCAGAACTGATCTTACAACCATTCTTAAGATGCAAAGGAGAAGATAAGATGCTGCTTTATATGATCAAATCAACTGGAAATAACTATTTAAAAAATTATCAAGTAAATGGAAACGATACTTTCACAGCCACATGGACCAGCACAGCGTCAAATGCAAAAGTTTTCTTTTCCTGGAAAGAAGCTTCAGATGCAGCGGCTGCTGTCGGTGGAACAATTTTGACTTTCAAACTTCAATAAATAGGGGGCTATCATGGCAACAAAAGTAATAAGAGCCACAGGCTCAAACGTATCTCCGTCAGAGGATGCTAATCTATTTAGACAGATGCTTCCTATTGATGGATTATTCTCAGATATTACGATTACATCACTTGGAGCGAATCTCGTATCAATTCCGGCCATGTATGGCATCCTGGAAGGCAGGGACTTCACCACAGATGCGATGACAATGAACGTTACGCTGCCAAATTCAAGCGGAACAGGCTATATCATTGTAAAATTCGATACTACAACGGACGATGTGATTGAAATCAAGTCAGAGCTTGCTCCGTACACTCCAACCTATGAAGATATCAACTCGACAGGAACAGTACGCGAGATGATCATTGCATCATACACAGCAAGTTCAACACAGGTCACAGATATCCAGATGGTTTACACCAGGACATCGATGGGCGGACATATGGAAGGCACGCTCACAGCCGGAGATACATCGATATCTTTTACTAATCCAGTGTTCTCGGATTCTACTTACTTCGACATATACTCTGATGATCCTGAAGTGCAGCATGAGAGTTGGAGCTTTTCCGGCACTACATTTACGATACAATATAGTGCTCAGACAGCTAATCATCAGATCAGCATTGTCTACAAAAATTTCTAAACGTCAAAAAGTGTCCCATTTAGACGTTGATTTTTGACCATGGGACTAGAAAGGAAGGGATTTTTTATGCCTTTTGTAAGAGAACAATCTGGGGGAACAAACATTAATTATACTATTTTCACAAGCTCAACTCCTGCTTTATTTGATGCTAACAATGTAAAATTTTTCAATATGAGACCAGAAAACTTAACACCAAGTATGTCAATATATGGTGTTACATTAACACCAGAGTACACAGTAAAATATGGTACAGTGACTCACAAAGTATATGAAGTTGAACATTTACATTCTACTGATACATGTAATATTGTTGGTAACTGTATAGCGGTGTGGGTT